GTTCTCATAATGGATCTGTAAACATAAAAATCGAAGGTTTGGCTGCATCTATATCTACCGTCATAGCTATGGCAGGTGATACAGTAGAAATGTCAGAAAATGGATTTTTTATGATTCACAATCCTTTTGGAAAATCATCAGGCGAAGCAGGAGATATGCGTAAGACTGCTGATTTACTCGACAAGATAAAAGAGGAGATTATGGAAATCTATTCTAGAAAGACAAGCATGACGTTTGAAACACTTTCTGATATGATGGACAAAGAAACTTGGTTATCTAGTCAAGAAGCTTTTGACATGGGTTTTGTAGATAAAATTACTGAGCCTATGAAGATGGCAGCATCTTTTGACCTTTCAAAGTTTACTAACGTCAACGAACAAGAGGTTAATGATAAATTAAGTTTAACTAATAATAATAAGAAAATGACCGAAGAATTAAAAACTTGGTTCAACAGCGTAAAAGAAGAAA